CTCAGATGCACGGCAGGCTTAACTTGCTTCTATTCAAGACGCAGGATAACAAGAAGTTCTATATTGAAAGAGTCATAATGGGAGAATAGAATATGAACAGATCTAAAAATCTTTCTGATTTTATAAGGATATTTTTTCTATTCTATAAGATGTACCCTTTTCAGAAAGCGATTATCAGAGAATTAAAGTCTAAGTCTAAGCCTAAGTCTAAGTCTAAGCATAGTATAATAGAAATACCTTCTTACAAACCTCTAAAAGGGCTTAAAGCAGACTCAGTCATAATAGATGATATGATAGAAAAGAAAGAAGAGGGAGAAAAAGATGTCTAATAACAACAGAACAGGCCCTAAGCAAATGCCAGAGATAGATATAAACACTCTCAAAAATGCCCAGATTGTAAGAGCTCAGCTTTTATACGAGCTTTAGAACTGCGGCTTTTGCCTTTTATCGTATCTCCATCTGGTCAGAATGAGATCTTACAGAAGCATATTCTGATCTGCGTAGAGTGCAAGAAAAAGGTCTGGGAAAAGGATCTGTTTGAGACCATCCCATCAGAAATAGGCAGTGCCTAAAAGGAGGGCATAAATGAAGAAGGGTAGAAAAGCACTACTATATAAAAACTATGTAAAATCAGAGGCAGCACTTGAAACTGTTACTGTTCTACATATAGGAACTGTTGGAGATGAGGACGGTTCTCATATAGCGGCATCAGTGGAAAGAGAAGATGGTGAGGTAATAGAAGTTCCGCATAACATACTGAAGTTTATAACTAAGTAGGACATAACTATGACAGAAGAAAAGAGTCTTACAACTCAGCTAGTTAACCTAACTATGTCCAACGATCAAAAGGCAGAACTTACGCTTGTCGCAGGCCTTGACGGGAAAACTCGAGAGGAGCGAAAGAAATTCTGTAAAGACATCGGATGTGAGTGGGAGGAATATCAGAGGCTAAAGCGAAAGTATTCGAGAGTCTTAGATCGTTGGCATGAAAAGAGGAGGAAGAAATGATTAATTTAGGAGATAAAGTAAAAGACACAGTTTCCGGATTTCAGGGTGTAGCTATAGCAAGGCATACTTACGAGCAAGGATGTGAACGTATTTCAGTTCAGCCGCCAGTTGGAAAGGACGGTATTTTGCCAGACCAAGCGTCTTTTGATGAGCCTCAGCTTAAGGTACTTAAAAGGAAAAAAATTATAGTAAAGAAGACTTCTGTTGGAGGGCCTGAGAAATACATGCCTAAGGCAAAAATTATTAAATAAAGGAGCTAAATAACCTATGCCTTATTTTAATTCAGAACTACCATATCCAGTAGAAACCAATCCTGTATGGGACATTCAGGACTCTAGCAAAATAAAAGATGCTATGTCTTGCTGGAGAGGATATTTCTTTCAGCACGTCTTAGGCTGGAGAATTGACAGACCTAACATTCATCTAATATTCGGAAGCGCATGGCACGAAGCACTGGCAATCTTGCATCTGGAAGGCTTCAATCAAGAAGTAGTAAAACATGCCTACTATGATGGCTTTCTTCCATATTTTCGTAACTATATTGACGCTGACGAGGATGAAATCTATACTCCGAAAACTCCTGCTCGTGCATATCTTGCCCTTTGTGCCTATGCAATAAGAAGACAAGAAACTGCTCGTGACTTCGAGGTTGTTTATCACGAAGGAAAGCCTATGATAGAGATAGGTGGAAAGATAAATCTTAATGAGAAGCGTATGATGAGCTTCCGAATGGATACGATCTTAAAAGGTCCTCGTGGTTATATCTCTCGTGAGCACAAGACAGGCTCCAGCACATGGAACTGGGCAATGCAGTGGGATTTGGCTATTCAGGCCGGAACTTACAGTCACGTTCTGTACTGTCTGTATCCAGAGCATGAAGTTGGAGGAGTTATAATAGACGGTACGTTCTTTAAGAAGACCAAGGACGATCCGAAGAAGGATGCAAAAGACCCTTTCAGACACTTTGACTTTCTGGAAGTACCTATCTACAAGAGTCCAGCTAATATGAACTGGTGGCTCAACAATACTATTCATTGGTTAGATATGGTTGAGTGGAATTTTAACATTCTCAGCCAATGTTCAGATAGTGATGAAGTACTTCATGCATTTCAGGCCAATCCAGAAAGTTGTACAAAATACTTCGGCTGTGACTTCCACCCATTCTGCATGGCCTGGAGCAATCCCTTAAGACATATAGACAGAGTTCCAATCGGCTTTAAACGAGAGTTCTGGTCACCATTAGCAGAAGAGCCTAAAGTAAAATTAGATCTTAAAGCATGAAAGGAGCTAAGATGCCATTAGAACATAAGCTAACCTTATCCAATGCAACAGCTGAGGAACTGAGAAAAGAAGCAAAAGCTATACTATATAATATACTAAGCATTCCTGTCGGCTACGGAAGCAAAGACATTGATCGAGTGGTCGACTGTATTATCAGTGCATCTGTTTTAGAAAGTGCTATGTTTCAGGCTGAGGCAATCAGTCAGACAGTTAACATATGCGAATACTATCCAGTAGATGGTCCTGTATGTGACTGTAACTCAGACATTAGTGGAGGGCCTCCCTGTACAATGGAGTATTCTAATGGCTGTCAATGGGCGATAGAAAGAAGATCTCAGAAAGGAGGTGATTAAAACGTCAACACTGCTGTATATTAAAAAGCGAGCGGAAGAGCTCAGAAAGATGTATTCTCAAGACCCTAGGAACATGACATTCAACTGTCTTGTTCACGGGCCTGTAAAGGTTGGAAAAACATCTTTGCTCAGAACATGTCCTAAGCCAGTTCTCGTACACAGCTTTGATCCAAACGGGACTATGGTCTTAGCTGACCTGATTGAAAGTGGTCAGGTTATGGTCGACACAAGATTCGAGGAAGAAGATCCTTTTAATCCTAAAGCTTGTCGTCTGTGGGAGGATGAGTTTAATACTCTTTATAAGAAAGACTTCTTCAGACATATAGGAACCTTTGCTATCGACAGTATGACGACCTGGGGACAGATCATAATGTATGAGGTTATCAGAAGAGCTGCTAAGGCTAGTAAGAAAAGAAGCACTGGTGATGCTCCTCAGGAAAATGACTGGCTACCGCAGATGTCTTTCATAGAGAACTACATGAGAAAGTTTCTGTCTTTGCCCTGCCACTGCATCTTGCTTGGACATTCAGAGCAGCCTAAAGATCGTGAGGGCAACACTACTGGAGACCTTGGTCTGATGATTACTGGAAAGCTCAGAGAACGTGTACCTGCATTGTTCAGTGAGATCTATTATCTGCGGATGAAAGATTACCGTACTGGAGCTCGAGAGCTTCTGATCAATCCTACCTATGGCATTCAAGTTGGAACACGTATAGGACATGGTGGAAAGCTTGATAAAATAGAGCCGCCAGATATCAAGGCTATTATGAAGAAGAGCGGTCTTGATTATAGCGACAAACCTTTAATTAGTGAACTAGAAGAACCAACTACCAACAACATTTAACTAAGGAGAAGAAGATGGAAAGTTTTTTAGATTTAAGTGGAGAAGATCTGGATGGGGCAATAGAGCCTTCAGCAGCTGAGGGCGGAGAATACGCACTTAAGATTACTGATTGGAAGACAGGAGAAGACAACAAAGTTCAGATCATGGACAAGAATGGACTTCCCTATATGATGCCTGTTCTTGAAATTATCGAGTGTCCAGAGGCTGACTTTGCAAAACCTCTCAATCATTTCATTCGTCTGCTTCATCCAGACATGAACGCTAAAGAGAAGAATGGTGCCAAGTGGGCGTTGAAAGAATTCTGTGAGTGCTTCGGAATTGACTACACTCAGCGGATTGACTTTGAGTCTTGTGTAGGTCTGACAGGAGATGCACTTTTGATTGTGACTCCTGATGAAGGCTATGGTGAGCAGAATAAGGTGAGAAAGTTCTTGGTACCAAGATAGTTTACGGACTGGGGATAGGAGTTGCCATCCTATCTTAGAGGAGCCCTGCGCAAGCAATAAATTCCAGGATGCCATGTGAGAAAGAATGCGGCAAGCACCCGTGAGACTAAAGCATTTTAATCCTTTACGAGGGATACAGTCGACAAGTAAATGACTGGTTGTGTGAACCAAAGCGGCTCTGTGAAGATACCTCACCCAGTTTAACCTATTATCGGAGGTGGTGGAATTGACAAAGTATACCAACATTAAGGTCAATGCTTGTCATTGGATTTTAGACGCACCCACGCCGGGCGAGGACTATGCGAAAACACCTAGCGGTATAAGCACCTCATGCAGGTTCGAGTCCTGCCCTCCGATATGAAGTTGTGTGGCTGGAGTAAGTCCTTGGGACAGAGGCACGGTGGATAGTGCGGGAACCGTGGCAACTTCGTTCAAAATCCGAATAAAGGTAAAAAGGAGATCTTATGGAAGCAAAGTGGAAGTGTAGCAAGTGCAAAGCAGTGACAACTTTTGATGGAGTTGTAGAAGAAGAACTCTTCAAATGTGGAGGGTGTGGAAACAGGATTCTTTTGCCGATAGTTATAGAAGATGAACTTGATGATACAGAGATTGAGGCTGGCCCTCTCTTCCGGATGTGCTGGAAACATAAAGACTTCGATGTGCCTTTTAAAGGACCTATCTTAATTCATACCAGAAGATCAGACAAGAAACCCTATACAAAAGACGAGGCTCTGGCAAAGCGTGATCTTTATAATCTTAATCATCTTAAGAATGGAGTAAAGCGCTTCTGGATTAAAGAAGTAGATAAAAAGGTACCTTTCTAATGACAACTATTGCTGACTTCAGACCTTCAATATCAGATCTAAACGAAGACGAAGTTCTGACTCTGATCAGAGACATCAGAGCTCTTCGCAGACAAATGCCTGAGAAAAAGGCTTCTAAAAGTAAAAAGAGTGCTAAGAAAGCACCTAAGAAAAAGAGTGTAAAGACATATGTAGAAGATCTAAACAGTGAGGAAAAGAAAGCCCTCTTACAGCGATTACTTAAACTTAAAGGAGCTAAAGATGTCTGAGAACGAAGACCTTATTTTAAAGATAAGCAACGTAGAGTTCATCAACATCCCTATTACTGATATAGAAGTAGGCGACAGATTTAGAATTGACTATGGAGATATAGAAGGCCTAGCTGCCTCAATATCAAAAGAAGGTCTCATACAACCTATAGCAGTATGTAAGAATACAGATGAAACTCCTGATGCCAGACCTTACAAGCTTCTTGCTGGTGGAAGACGGCACAGGGCAATTAGTTTTATAGCTGAGACCAAGGGCATTGAAAATGTCTCCTGCCGGATGTATCCTGGAGACCTCACAGAACTTCAAGTCCGCATGCTAGAATTTGCTGAGAACCTTTATCGTAAAAGCCCCACGTGGCAAGAGGAAGATAAACTCAAACGCAGAATATTTCTTCTTCAGCAACAGATTCATGGAAGACGTGTTTCAACAACTCCTGGAGCTCCTGGCTATTCGCTTACAGATATGTCCAAGATGACTGGAAGCTCTAAGGGCAGTCTTAGTGAGTCTATCTCACTGGCTAGGATGATGGAGACAACTCCGGAGATAAACTGGGATCAGTTTAAGACTCGCAACGATGCTATGAAGGCTGTTAAGGGAGCTAAGAAGGTTGTCAAGCAAGCTGCTGAGGCCAAGAAGGCAATAGAGAGCCTTGGAGAGGGAGACAGCAGAAAGAAGAAACTGATCAACTCTTATCACATTTTAGACTTCTTCGAGGGAGTTAAAATGATAGGAGACGCAACTATAGACTTTATTGAGATTGATCCACCTTATTCGATAGCTCTGGAACTGATGAAGAAAGACTATGACTACTCAGGTTATAATGAGATCCATCCAGAGAAGTATCCAGCTTTCATGACACAGTTGTTCAGTGAGTGCTATAGAGTCCTCAAGCCTAACAGTTGGCTTATCTGTTGGTTCGCACCAGAACCATGGATAGAACCTATATATAGATGGTTATTAGAGGCTAAGTTTAAGACTAAACGAATGCCAGGAGTGTGGGTCAAGGGTATTGAAACTGAAGAAGGCATCGTTGAGAAAGCATCAGGTCAGTCAATGCAGCCTGCACGAAGTCTAGCTAATGCTTATGAGATGTTTTTTTACGCTAGAAAAGGAAGCCCACTATTAAATAGGCCTGGAATGTCTAATGTCTTTGGCTATATGCCAATCTCACCACAATTAAAAGTACATCCGACAGAAAGACCAATCGAGCTTATGGAGGATATCTTAACTACTTTTGCACTTCCAAACTCAAGTGTATTAATACCTTTTGCCGGAAGTGGAAATACTTTAGTCGCAGCTGCCAAGAACAATATGCTACCTCTTGGATTTGATCTAACTGCTGAGTATCACGAAAGTTATACAATCAAGGTACATAAAATGATATAGGAATTAGATGATTAAAGACATTATTCTAAGATGCTTTATAACTAAGATAGATATACGCTCGGATGATGAAGGAATAAATAATGCCTGTTTGTGCTAATACAGAATGTAAGAAGCTTAAAGAATTCTTAGTATTCAGAAAGATTGAAGGCGTAGAATATTCTATTAATGTATGCAGAGAACATGAAGAATGGGCTAAAAATATTCTTGATCTAATAAAGGAGAAAGATGAACTTACCACCGGCTAAAACCTTAGTTCCACCTACAGGAAGACAAGACAGTTCATATGTATTAGTGGGCGAACAACCAGGTCGAACCGAAGTAAAACTCAGAAAGCCTTTCGTAGGCCCTGCTGGAAATGAGCTAGACAAAGATCTCAATAGTGCCTTTATAAACAGATCCACTTGTTATCTGACTAACGTAATCAAGGACTTAGACCATCACAAAGAGGCTTATATACAGCTATACAGAAACAAACAACTGTTAAAGGCTCCTATTGTCAGTTCTCTTGGTCAGGCATATATAGATTTCTTAGGCCACGAACTGGCTCAGACAGATACTAAGGTCTTCTGTGCTGTGGGGGCTATAGCCCTGTTTGCCTTAACAGGAAAGACCGGCATCAACAAGTGGCGTGGAAGTATCCTTGATTGCACACTGGTCGAAGGCCGGAAGGTAATTCCAGTCCTCCATCCAGCTACTGTAATTGCACCTAAGTTCCAATTCCTCAATCGCAGGCTTATAGTTTTTGATCTCAAGCGCTTAAACGAAGTTGCCTCAGGTCTTTACATATCTACTGAACGTGAGATAATTATTGAGCCTACTTTTCTTCAGGCGATGGAATTCTTGGAATTCTGCAAAACTGAGGGCCTTAGGGGAAACAGAGTCTCATATGATATCGAAGTCTACATGAAGCGAGTTCATAAGCAAGTCAGCTGTATTGCATTCTCAGTAGGGCTCAGAGCAATCTGTATTCCATTTGCAGATGCTAGAGGAGACTATTTTCTTCTGTGGCAAGAAGCAGCTATATGGAGAAAGATAGCTGAGATTTTAGAGCATCAGAAAATAAGAATTGTTGCCCAGAACATAACCTTTGATAGTCACTTTTTGCTACGAGCATATGGAATAAGAACTATAAATCAAACTGAAAAAGAATATAGTAAGATTGACGACACTATGATAGCGCAGAATGTAATCCTACCAGATTATCCCAAAGGTCTTCACTTTATCACCAGTGTCTTTACCGACCATCCTTATTACAAAGATGATGGAAAAGATTTCATTGGCACAACTTCGGAGGCATATAAGAGATATTGGATCTACAACGCAACTGATGCAATCATGTGTAGTGAGGCAATGCCTAAACAGGCAGAAGAACTTAGCAGATTAGAAGACACCTCTATATATAATAATCAAGTGAAAGTTGTAGGTCCTCTCGTCTACATGATGGAACGAGGAATTAGGGTAGACGTAAAGGCTATGGAGGCTGCAAATTTAGACTATAAAAATAAGATAGAGGAAAATCAAATAGCTTTAAACGCACTAGCTGGAGAGCCTCTCAACGCCAATAGCTTCAAACAACTCTATGAATACTTTGTAAACAAGAAGAAGATAAAGCCTTACACAAAGAAGAGAAAACCTACCTTTGACGACGATGTGATGAAGAGACTGATTAGAAGAGGTTTCAAAGAAGCTAAGCTAATCCAGAGCATCAGGAGGCTTACGAAGCTAAGATCTACTTATTTAGATCTTGGAAAAATTGACACTGATGATCGTTATAGATGTTCTTATAATCCTGCCGGAACTAGATTCAGCAGGCTTTCCTCCAGTGCTAACATCTGGGGTTTTGGAGGAAACACACAGAACTGGCCTCATGAACTTCAGGAATTTCTACTCCCTGACATTGGCTATGTCTATTATGCCTATGATCTTGAACAGGCTGAGAATCGAATAGTTGCTTATGAGGGTGAGATAGTTGAAATGATCGAATGTTTTGAGAAGGGCATAGATGTTCACTCTAGAACAGCTAGAATGATCATGAATATCTTCTATAATGGAAAGATTCCAGAAGACGTCAATGTTAAATCTTTATGTCCTTTTGGAGACGGAACTCATACATGGAGAGACTGGGGCAAAAAGGCAGATCACGGCTTTAATTATGACTGGAGTTACAAAGCATTTGCACTTAAAAATGAGATGACAGAAAGGGATGGAAAACTGGTCTTTGACGGTTATCATAGACTGTATCCAGGAGTTCAACAAGGTTTTCATACTTATGTCAGACATTGTCTAAGAACCACCAGAATGCTAACTAACCTCATGGGAAGAAGAACTCTTTTCATGGGAGCTCTGAATGGGTCTAAGGCAGATGCTACATTCAAGGAGGCCTATAGTTGTATTCCTCAGGGAACAGTTGGAGATATTATAAACAAACGTGGGCTGAACTATATTTATTATAATCAAGATCTTTTTGCTCCGATAGAACTTCTACGTCAAGTCCATGATGAGATAGGATTTCAAATACCTCTTTCTGTCCCGTGGTCTGAGCATGCAGAGATGCTTCTGTTGATTAAGAAAAGTCTTGAGACACCTTTGAGAACTCACAACGGCCGGAACTTTGTTATTCCAGCTGGTTTGACGATGGGAAGAACTTTAAACAAGTCAAGCAAAACAAACTGTAAGGATGTGGAGACCATAACTGCAGAGAACCTAGAAAAGACATGGAAGGAAATTAATGAGAAAGCTTAAGGAAAAGTATCTCTGTAGAGATGGCGCCTATGCCTGAAAAGCGAGTCCTGTCCGATTGGATAGATAACTATGTGCAGTACTGTCACGACGAGGAGCCGCCCCGTAAGTTCCATGAATGGATGGCTATATCAATTCTAGCGGCATCTCTTCAGAGAAAGTGCTGTCTAAGATGGGGCTCACTTACCTTCTATCCTAACTTCTACATCATTCTTGTAGCTCCTGCAGGCCAGGCTCGTAAGGGAACGGCTATGGCTATTGCTGAACGCTACATTAACGAAATGATGATTCCGCTTTCTCCTGACACTACGTCTCTTCAGGCTCTTATAACTCGCATGACGGAGTGTACGAATACAGAGGAAGAAACCGAGGAAGGCTACTTTGAATCTCATTCTTCGCTGACAGCCTTTGCACCTGAGCTCACGGTCTTCCTCGGTTATGCTGATAAGGAACTTATAACAGCTCTTTGTGATTTCTATGACTGTCGAAGTCGTTATGAATATCGAACTATTAGTCGTGGAATAGAAGAGATCGTGGGAGTCTACCTGAATCTCATAGGTGCTACCACACCTGACCTGATCAAAAGCAGCATGTCAGTCGAGACAATCGGAACAGGTCTTCCTAGTCGAATGATCTTCGTCTATGAACATAGAATTGAGAAGCGAGTTGTTTGTCCGTTCTTTACATTGTCAAAAGAAGGTCTGGAAATGAGAAAAAAGCTTATAGAAGACCTTACAAAGATTCGTTCGATCAAAGGAGATTTCAAAGTCTCTAAGAACTTTATCTCTCACTGGACAGAGTGGTATGGAAACTATCCAGACAGATGTCCATTTGATCCTATCCATTTTGGATCTTATTGGGAGCGCAAGCCAGCTCATGTAATGAAACTAAGCATGGTGATGTCTGCCAGTCGATCAGATGATAAGACAATTAAGGAAAGTGATCTAAGACGTGCTATTAGGTTGATAGAAGAAACAGAGATAAAAATGCCTTTTGTCTTTAGCCAAGTTGGAACTATGAGCCAGTCTGATAATATAAAGAAGGTCATGAACTTCGTAGCCTTAAGAAAATCTGTAACTACAGAAGAACTCATGAGAGAGTTCATCATGTTCGTTAGCAATGAAGGCTTAGATGAAATTCTAAATACCCTGCAGCTTTCAGGTTTCATTAAGCCTCCAGTTTTTACAGGAGGAAAGACAATCATTACTCATAACAAATCAACTCCGTTTGATTTTTGAACGAAGGAGGAGGGAGGCCTATGGATGCTTTAAGAAATTTTGTTATAACACTTTTTGGAATATTCTTTTCTATGGGAGTGCATATTGTAGTGCTTATTAAAGGATGGGGGCTTGAGCCAGAATCATGGTCCTTTATCATACTCGTAGGATTTTTTGGGCAGGTAGTTGCACTTTTAATAATACAGATTGGAAAAGAATGAAATCAGCTGATATAAAGAAGATTGCAGATATTTTACACACTATATTCTGTGGACGTGACCACGAAACAAGAGTCGAGAATTTTGAAAAGTCTCCTCTATGTGCTTATTATGTGGAGACCTCCATTGACCGATGCTGGGAACTGAAAGATCACAAAGAGTGGTTTGGCCAGGCTCAGCTTTTTATACAACTTTCACATCCTATAAGTCCCGTGGAGATTTTACAAGACCTAGTTACTGTACATAAAATAGCCACTAAGATCAAGGATGTTAACCCTAAACTATTAAAATACGTTAGTATAATATTTAAATAGAAAGGACTTTCTATGGAACTAAACATGAAGAACATCAAGACCCTACGTTTCAACACTCGCAGACGGGCAAGAAGAATAATTGAATTTCTTATTAGTAGAATCAAAGAGCTTGAGAGAGATTTATACCAAGAAAAGGCAGTCAGATCTGTTTCTATCAAACATACACTCGCAACATGGACTCCGTGGCAGTCTAAGACTAAGGAGCCCGTAGAGGAACTGCATAACCTGCTTAAACAGGCTAAGGCAATAATGGAAGCAAGGAGGAAGAAAGATGAAGAGAAAAAGCTGGGATAGTTACTTTCATGACATAGCTCAGAAGGTCGCAGAACGTTCTACGTGTCTTTCACAGAAGATAGGAGCAATCTTAGTAAAGGACAAAATCATCATATGCGAAGGCTACAACGGCCCTGCTCGTGGAATACCTGCCTGTGGCAGAGACCGTTTAAAGCATGATTATATTCTGAGGCATAAAATAGAAAATGATGGACTGAGCCCTGTCTTCGGAGCTGATGATACTTGTCCTAGACAGCGACTAGGGTTTGCTTCTGGAGCAGGTCTCCGCCATTGTCCTGCTGTTCATGCAGAAGCTAACTGTATTGCTGGAGCTGCAAGAATGGGTGTAAGTACATTTGGGGCCTCTATGTATCTTACCTGCAAAGTGCCGTGCAAAGACTGCATGTCTCTAATAATCAACGCAGGTATTGTTGAAGTAATAGTAACAGAAAAATTCTATTATGATGAACTGACATCTTTTATAGAAAAGAATGCTGTCCCAGAACTTCTTATAAGAACTTACACGGCTGCTAATAATGAACTTGGAAAATACAGTACTTAACTTTTAATAGAAAGGAGATAACATGGAATTGTTCTTCGATTGCGAAACCTCAGGATTCATAAGCAAGACAAAACCTTACGACGATCCTACACAGGCCTGGATTATGCAATTCGCCTGCATCTTAAGTGACAAAGACAGAATCTACAATGAATTTAGCACTTTGGTTGTAGCTGGAGACAGAGCCTGTAATCCAAAGGCCCAGGACATTCACGGAATATCTGTCGAAGACTGCAACAAGGGAGGCCTAAACGAAGCCCAGCTTTATCCTTTTCTAGCTAATAATTTTTTCATAGCTGATATCCTGGTAGCTCATAACATAAGCTTCGATCTGCTGTTTATAGATCACCTGATGCAGAGAAATCATAAGAAGTGGGGTGAGCTTTATGAGAAGCCTAGCTTCTGCACCATGAAAGAAACTACGAACCTGTGTCAGCTTCCAGGAAAATTCGGTAAGTTCAAGTGGCCAAAGTTGACAGAGCTTTATAAGTTTCTCTTTGACGAAGAACTCGAAGGTGCTCATGATGCATTGACAGATGTTAGGGCAACCAGACGTTGCTACTATCGGTTAAAGGAGGCACTATAATGCCAACAGGAGAAACACCACTTGAGATGTTAAAACGTCACGAAGGGCTTAGATTATTTCCATATCAGTGCTCAGCTAATAAAACAACTATAGGATATGGCCATAATCTAACTGACAAAGGGATCTCAGAGAAAGAAGCCTTGGATATGCTAGTTCATGATATGGAAAGTGCGATGAGAGATGTACACCAGATCTTTCCTGAGTATTCTTCATACTCTCAAAACAGAAGATTAGCTCTTTTGGACATGGTCTTTAATCTTGGCAAGACTAAGTTTCTAGGCTTCCGTAGAATGATTTCTGCGATCTTAGATGAAGATTGGGATAGAGCTGCAGCAGAGGCTCTAGACAGCAGATGGTATACACAAGTAGGAAACCGTGGAGTTGAAGTTGTCAATATGCTTCTCAAAGGATAACCTTAAAAGAGAGGAATCAAACAATGATCTTAGTAAAACCAAGGCATGAAATCTTATTCATCCAGCCTAATCCATTAGAGCTGATTGAACTTGCCGGAAGAACTTGCTACAAAAGTGAGGACAAGATCACTGACGGCAGTGCAAAGAAGTTTGTAGAAATGGTAGTCAAACGAGGACATCACAGTGTAATTGAGCACGCTAATATTACGGTGAAGTTTATTTGTGATCGAGGGGTTACGCATGAGATTGTCCGACATCGGCTTGCTGCTTATAGCCAGGAGAGTACAAGATATTGTAACTATTCTGGAGGAGTTACTTTTGTTATTCCGCCATGGGTAGATCTTAATCCAAAAAACTATCCTAATAAATATAGAGAAAAAAACTTCTTTAAGTTATCATCAGAAAAGATATGGGCTAATACTATGATGGATGCCGAAACTGCATATATTAGCTTATTAGAGCAGGGCTGGTCTCCTCAGCAAGCTCGCTCTGTTCTCCCTAACTCTCTCAAAACTGAAATAGTAATGACAGCTAATGTCCGTGAGTGGAAGCATGTTCTCAATCTGCGTACCTCAAAAGCCGCTCATCCTCAGATGAGAGAGCTTATGATACCGCTGCAGACTGAGCTAAGAGAACTAATACCAGTAATCTTTGATTGACCTTCGTTCAAATTCCGAATATAGGGAGGAAAATATAACTATGGAAGATAGCATTCTACAGGAAGCAGAAAAGATAATCAACGGCGAGCGACAGGACAACTACGGTAAGCCAGAAGACAGCTTCAAGATCATATCCGACTTCTGGAATGTCTACATTCGACACAAGATAGGAATCGAAGTACCCCTAGAATCTATTGACATTGCTCATATGATGGCATTGTTCAAAGTAGCTCGAATGTTAGGACAGAAGTCCTCTCGTGATAACTACACTGATGCATGCGGATATTTGGCTATAGCTGCTGATAGGCTAACAAGATGGCCAGAACTTTTTGATCCAGACGAATTTTAGACTTTCAAAAAAAGGAGATACAGATGGAAAGAGCTATTGATACAGAAGAAATGATATATATGATTGAAGTTTTTCTAGGTCTCTCTAAAGACTCTACCTATACAATAGATTCTTTGACAGACAGACTAACTATTTTATTCACCGGAGATTCTTATAAAGTTCAGACAGAAATACTCAAGTGGTTAACAGTCTCAGACAGACTTGAAAATATGAAGTTAATGGAAAAGTATAGAGGAGAATAATAAGAAGACAGTTTAATCTTTCCTACCCCTACCTGCACGAGCTCTCGAAGCCTCTTTCGGGAGCTCAAGGTATCTTCCTAACACCATATCAGTTGCAGTTCCGCCTCGCTTCTCAGCACGATAAGCTTTCCAGAGCTGCTGAAAGCCTGGCAGTCCACCTAAACGTCCAAGAGAAGAATAATCTCCCTTTCCAAGCTTAACCAGCTGCTGTGTGACAGGGCCTAAGAGCTCACTGTCAAACTTATACTTCCCGCCATAGACTGGAATGAACTCTAAGAGTTCCGTGGCAGCTGCTTGTACAGCCGAGCTCAGCTTATCATCTTGTTCTAATGATTCTTGAAAAGCTCTGACCGGAGTTGGAATAGGAGACTGCAGACCTACTCCATCGTCAAAGATAGAACTGATAATAGTAGAAGCTATAACAAATCTCATAGCATTAGCCAGTGCCTGAGGCTTAGTTATATCTGGATTCTTAATTCCCATCAGATGTCTAGTGATGAAGTCAAAGTTAGCAATAGTAAAAGTTCCCAGTGTAGTAATAAACTTACCCTCAGCTGTTCTCTGTATCGGAGCTCTAGCAGCTCTGGCAGCTGAGCCCTGGCACTGAACAACTATATCATCAGCATAGTTCTGAGAGAATTCTTTCATTGACATCTTTCGCTGTTCGGCCTTTGGAAGCTTTTTGTAGACATTTCTTCCCTTTGCCTCAGCGCCTAACCAAGTCATATAGGAAATAATTGCATCAGATAGAAATAGCCCTGAGAAACCTTTCTGTTTTGTCTTCTTCCATGCTTTCTGAGTAGCCTTTGTTTTAGCCCCTGAGAAAATATCTTTTATCTTTCTAGTAGTCTTATATTTATCAGGAAGGACTGAGAAAAGTGGATGCATTCTCTGAGACTCTATAAGAATCTCCTCAGGAGATCTAGTTGTAAGAACATTAGACTCCCTGGCAGCTCTCTTCAGCTGACGAGGATCTAGAAACTTAGTCATACCAGTGGCTATATAAAACTCTCCAAGCTTTGCATAGCTTAGATTAAAAGATGCAAGCTGAACTATAGTAGCCCTAAATGCATAAGTCAAATAAGCAGTTGCAACATTGCTGCTGAGAGTCCTCATAACTCTTCTGGCCTTAGGATTCTCAATAAACATTATAGGCTCGTGGCCTTTCTGATAGTCAAGCCAGTCAGACAGAAACTTATATGTATGAGGAGCATTATCAGAAAGTCCAAAGTTCTTTCTAAGAAGCTCATGGGCGTAAGCTATTGGTTCGCCTTCATGAATTGACCTAGCTGCTAGCTTAGCATATGTATTAAAATTCTCAAATGTATCAAGGACAAGGTAACCTGGAGTATCAGGACCTCCTCTGAACTTCTCATGTCCGCCAAGACCTGGAGCCCTACCAAGCTTATCAATCTGACTAGGAATACTTCTAATCCTATCCAGACCTGCCTGAACCTTCTCCAGCTTATCAAATACAGATATCCTTTCCATGTCTGAGAGCTTAGTCATATCATGAGCCCACATGGAATAGTTCTCTACTGGTGGAAAGGTCTCCTGACCAACAGCCTTTCTGGCCCTGTTAACTTCAACATAAAGCCTCTTATAAAGTTCCTGAAACTTATCATAGACGATTTTCTCCTTAGCTGTCAGCTTAGGAATCTTTGTTATCCCTTGATTACGTAGTCTAGAAATTCCATCCTTTTGCTGAGCGATCTCATAAATAGCAATTCTTTCAGAATGAAGTTCACGAGAACCCAACCTGAAGGTTTTCTTAAGTTTGTTAGATTCTTTGATCAGCTCTATGGAATAATCAGAACTTTTCTTCTGGGCTTTGATGATTCTTCTATAAAAGATCTCTCTCAATGACTTACCTATCTGAGTAAACAGACCTTCAGAAGTAGCAAACAGCCGAACTTTCTCACCAATAGGAGCTCTCGACAATCCTGCTCCACGTGAGCTAGGAAGATCGGAAGTTGTAGAAACTATATGAGCATCTTCACGAGTTACGCCAGGAGCTCTCCGAGGTTCTTTATCCTTATATTTCTTGATCACTCTGCCTGGAAGTTTTTCTGTAGGATCTTGTCCCTTCTTCAGCCACTTAGATTCTTCAGGAGTTTCAGCCCTGAGTTTCTTCTGCTCTGGAACTAGTTTAGAAATCTCTTTGTCAGAAAGCCCTCTGGTCTTCAAGCCTTTTATAACCTCATCTCTTGTGAACTTACCACTTTCAATAAGATCTTTAACTGTCTTAACTTCCTTAGGCCCTATAGTAATAGCACCCTTCTCATCAGTAAGAGTTTTCAGTACTGTATCAAACAGACTTGAACCGCCTTCTAATTCTATCTCTTCAGGCATCTTAGCTTCATTAAGAATCTCATCATACAGAGCTTTCTGATTCTCAAGTTCAGCCTTTCTCGCCTCCTTAGTCTTCTTAACATACCATCCTTCGCCGTCAGGAACTTTCGTGACTGTTCCCTCAAGTCCTTCACTCTTTGCAAAATGACGTGCTAAGGCTCCGCTTTTAATAATGTCTCCACCTTCGCTAACTCTCAGAGGCAACTGCTCTACCAGTACCTGTGCAGATATATCGTCGAGTGTCCTTGGCTTTCCGTAAGGTGTCAGATCAGCTTCGACACCTGGAGCTCTCCCAGTCTCAGGATCGACTCGTTCAAAGCCAGCTTCTGGTTCTTTTTCTTTTATCTTTTTTATTTCAGCAGTTTCTTTTCCAATCCTTCTTTGGAAATCTCTGGCTGCTTTTGTATCTCCGAACTCACTAACTTTGATTGCTCTAACAGAGCTTCTTATATCTTTCTCACTGTAACCGAAGTCTTTAAGATCTTCTTTATAATATTCTCCTTTTTTTACTTCTTTTAGAATCTCTCCGGCTTTCTTCTTTCCTTCGAGCATCTCACGAACTGTAGCAAACACTCCCATGTCCTCAGCTATCTTAAGACCATCGGCAACTTCTCCTGCTACCTGTTCTCCGAATTGTTCAGCTATATTCGGTTTTTGAACGGAGGTGGGTTCAGCAGTAGCCTTTTCATATTCAGCTATGTTTATGATCTTATGTTTTGCAGGATCAAAGTCTATCTGACCGCCTTTCATCTTACCAGTTGTGGCCTCAACTATTGGAAAAGTTTCTCCAGCAGCTTTTTGCATGCCTATAAATTGGACAGGCTCGAGAGAAGGTTCTTTAATCTCTTCAACCTTCTCCTGACCTCTTAATAAAGCCTTGGTTTCTTCAGGAGTTACTTTAAGATCTTCTTTAACAGGCTCAGCCTCTTTAACCTTAGGCCTCTCAACAATCTCTTTAGCCTCTAACACCGCTAGATCTTGTCTCACTGCCTCTCTAATTGGAGCTTCAGCTTCTGATGGAAACAGTTCGTCAATCTTCTCTTGATTAATCTCTCTACGAAAGACCTTCTCTATTGTCTTCTGATTCTCAGCTTCCAGAGGATTTTCAAGAACCTTCTTACTAATCCCTATCTCATCAAATGCTTTCTGAACATCAAGCTCAGCTTCCTTATTAAGCCTCCGGCCTCTCCAACCCTTGACAGCATCTGTTCCTTTTGTCCTGACCTTACTTCCTATTCCATGAAGGGCCTTAAAGAACAACAGCTCACCCATTTTGCTTACAGCATAACCAAAGTTCGGGTAACCCTGCTCTGCATAATGCTGCTCAGCTGTATGAGTCCAGGTAAAAAGCTTATCAAAGAACTCTCCGACTTTCTCTAGACCTTCTCTTGCAAGCTCGGTTCTAGGCTCAGGAGCAAGACCTGCTATCAGCATCTCACTCTCACCGACCATTTCTCTGATCTGTTCAGGAGTCTTGACACTCTCTTGAGCTCTCTGTCTAACCTCTGGACTCAGAGCTGGATCAGTAGCAGCCCTTAGCTTAACAGCATTAGCAACTTTCTGTACTCCAATCTGTCCCATGCCTGCTAAGACAGAAGGCATCCAGGCAGCAGCTCCATAAGCAAGATGTCCAGTTAGCTCTGCAACTCCAGCAGCAGTCTCAAGATAATCAGTTTCTGGAATCTCAGGAGCAGACTGAATGAAACCTTCAATAGGATCAACTCCAGCTATCGGAGCAACTGGAGCAACTGGCTCAACTCTTCCTGCCTGATGCTGCTGTAACCAACCTTCTATAATATCTGGCTGTCCGTTCATTTAGCTTCCTTTATTGCAAGTTGGGCTTCATGGATGTTCTTAAGAATATCAGAAACAGGCACTGCATCTTTCTTAGCCTTCTCATAAATCATTTCAGGAGTTATCTGAACTCCTCCATGTGAAGGCAGCTTAACCTCAACAGCTTCATCAATATCTCTTCCCCAGTCCACAACTTTCTTATGATGGAAGATCATAGAAGAATAACCAAGCTTTCTTGATCTTTCATTATAAGCATCTATCTCTGCCTCAGTAGGCTGAGCTTCCTTCTTGATCAGATTAAAGGCAGTTGTTTCCTGATCCTTAACCAGTTTCCGATGCTCTTCAGGTTTGAGACCTTCTGTCACCGGAGGCCTGGAAACAAGACCTGGAATAGCTGAAGGAATAGTAGCGGCCAGAGTTCTAAGAGGAATCTGTTCTATGTCTCCTACTGTCTGATCACCAAGAGCTTCAAGACCTGCTGTCTCCCTCATCTGACCAAGCTCTATGTCTCGTGTTTCGGCTCGACTCTTCATGCCCTGAGCCATAGTCTGAAGCATGCCTTGAGTAACCATATACTGAGTCTCAATGCCCTTCTCATCTATGCTTGTAACAGGTACAGGCTTCATCCACTCAGCATGCTCAGCCTCACTGATCTTCTGAGTCTTGAACAAATTATCGACATAGGCTTTAGCTCTTGCTCCTTCTGCCTGAGCTTCTCTTGGAATCTCATAGAGCTGTTCTCCTATCTTCATCTTGACCATAGGAGGATTTAGAATCTGCTGACGCTTAGTCTCATCAAGAGCCATCTTACTCTTAGTTCCAAGCAGATCTAAAAACAGTCCAGCGTTACTGCGCATACCACTTTCTACAGCAGTTCTCCTGGCTGATATACCTCTGATCTCTTCCGGTGATAGTCCTACTAAATCAGATAAAGGCATTATAAACCTCCTGTTCCACCAAAATCTTTCATAAATTCATCAGCAGTTCTCACAGCAGGACTGATAGCTTCCTCAAGCTTCTTCTCAGCTTCTTCAAAGCCTTTAACATTATACTGAAAGCCTCCAGTCCCAGCTGGATCTCTGGCAACAGTAAGAGTCGTAGGCCCTGCCTCATCCTTTCCAGTAATGGCCTGGATAAGATTCTTAAACATATCTTCAGACCTAGCCTGGCTTTTCTCCTCGGCCTTTGCTGCAAGACTGCTCTTACCAATCATAGAACCTACTCCAGCAAAAGGACTCTCTGGGGCCATCTTACTTCCAATCATATCCATAGCGATGGCTAGAAGCTCAGGATTCTGAGTTAGCTGATCAAGAAAACCTGTTGATGTACCTCCACCTACATTTGTACTTTGTGCTCCTAACATATCAAGACCTATATTTGTCTCAGACATTTGAGTTTCTCCTATTAATTAGATTTATAAAAAAGATGCACCAAGTCCTAATGCTCCGCCGATAAGACCTCCCATAAGAGGATTTGTAGGAGTCATCATTGCACCTGCAGCAGCCCCAGCTAATGCTCCACCAATAGCCTTAGATGACTGAGAAGCACCAGCTACCCCTCCAGAAGATGCTGCAGCAGCGCCATTGAGCGCTCCAATAGCAGCTCTTTCATACTCCATAACTGTAAAAGGCCATAGACGATTTTTAGCTGCAAAACTATAATTAGCATCATCAACATCAATCTTAGCAGCATAATAAAGTTTCATCATTTCAGCATAAGTAGATATCATACCTCTGTTCCATTCAAGATGCGTCTTCCATCTATCACTGACAACTGGAATCAGTTTGTATTTCAGTTCTGCGCTAAACTTAGCTACTGCCTTAAGTCTTGTTTCCTCTATCAGCGTCTTGCCTATAACAAAAGAACTAGCTATAACAGAATTTATATCTCTCATTCCTGTCTGAAAACGGGGAAGAGTATTGGCATCTATATCATCTTCTAAGAAGGCAGCTTCCGCAGCTACAAGATTACTTACTTCAGTAGAATTTACAGTATCTTCAAAAAGCTGATTATATAAAGCATCTATATCTAGCCCTGCCATGAACTTTCCATACATATCATAAAGTGATGGAAAGCTACTAATTACATAACCAGCACCAAAAAAAGCATCATCAATTTCAATATCTACATAACCAGAAAAAGGAGATTCATCTATTATAGCTTCTCTATAGAGTCTCATGGTATCAATAAAGTCTCCATGATTATTCTCTAAATAAGGGGCATATCTTACCTCTGTCTTTTCACTACTACTACCACCGCCACCACCCATTTTATACCTCCAGTTCTAATGCAAAGGATCTATGTGTTTCTCTAAAACCTATAAGATCTCCTAAATCCATAATTCTTTTATTTCTAGTGTCAAACGTAATAACTGAGCAATCTAGACTTTTAGCAAAATTTCTAATTATTTTAAAATCATCACGCCAATCAGAATCAGAAAACTTACTAAAAGAATATAGGCATTGTATATGAAGGATTCTTTTATTTATAGACTTATCATAATCTACTTTTGTAATCAGCATACTTAAAAGAACTCTATCTTCACTAAGTCTTACAAAACACTGAGCTTTCTCACTCATAAGTTTATAAAGTAAATCAGTAAAGTATGACTGTAGATTCTTCTCCTCTACTTCATCTGCCATAGATACACAGAATTTAATAGTATCCCAAAAAACAGGTATTTGATCAGATAAAAGTTTAACTACCATATCCTAACCTCTGTTCGTTTACCGAACGCAGCATGTGTTCAGTATAAGAATAATTGTGAATAAGTCCATTTATTTTAAGATAGTCAAGTTCAAAGTATTCATAAGTCTGAACCCTCAGTCTAAATCTGAACTCAAGACCATAACAATAGATATGGGCAACTCCTTCTAAAGTAACAGGAGTCCAGTCCAAAGTTGAAAAGGCCACTTTATTACTGACCCTATAGTCAATAGTAGCCTCCATCAGATTAACAAGATCTGTTCCAACTTCTATAGATCGGACAGTCTTGAATTTTCTAGTTCCCATATCATAGATATCTGTACATACCTCAAATGCCGGAGTAGCCACTGCTCCTGGCGAAGCTATGTATATAGTCCCATCTTTAACTCCTATTCCAGTTACATTTGCAGGACCTTTTCCAAGACTCTTGTCTTTTGGAGAATAGATATATCCATAAGTTCCATCACAGATATAAACAAGATTATTCTCAGTATCATAAGACATAACAGGGTTAGTCATAAGAGACAGAAACTCAGAATAGTCAAGAAGTTCTAAAGATTCTTTGAACTGCCACAGCTGGCCAATCTTATCTATAAAATAATGAGCATCATCGGTACCTGTCATAGCATGCTGACTGAGCAGACCTAATCTATGAACAGTCTTAAGACCATAGAATCTATCAGAGGGTGTGAGAATAGAAACACCATTTTCTCCATAAGCCACGACTTTGTCGTTGAGTTTCTTTGTCTTATATATCCATCCTGCCCAATCAAGAGGTCTTTCTCCAGCTACATTATCTCTACCTATTGTAAAATCAAGATGGCCTATATCAGACCACTGAACAAAATTCTTACGTAGATTCTCAAGAACAATATCAATATCAGAGAAACCTATAGTGATAACTATGGCACTGGCCGAAACTGTCATGCTGCCAGTAGCTCCTGGAACAGTACCTATGACTCCTAGAGTGATGGTTATAGGATCTGCTGCAACAGATACGTTAAGCCAAGTGCCTACAGGAGTTATAGTTATTATAATGGGGTCTACAGAAAGCTCCTGATCGTAGCCGACATTTCTAGGAACTCCTGGCCATTGAGTTCTAATAGCCCTGAAATCTAAGGTTAAGACAATAGGATCAGCTGTTACATTTATAGCCATAGTTTACCTCAAAGCATCCCAAGTACCAAAAGTAAGTGCTTTATTCCAAGGAATTCTAAAATAACCAAGCGCCAAAGTGGCAGTAACTACTCCAACTGTAACAAGATCTATATAAGCTGCCTGCCATCCTTGCCAATGACCTTGAAAGGGAATAGCTATATTACAAGGGGCATCAGTAAGATCAGCAGCTATTAGTACTATAGTATTGACTCCGTCTGTTATCTGAACAGTTGCAGTCGCTCCATTAACTTTATCTGTTGTCAGAATCATATCAGTAAGCACAATAGCATCATTTCCATGTGCATCTACTACAGTAGTAGTTCCTGCAGCAGATCGAGTAGCAGCCTTGAAACTACCATTTACAGCCCCGTATGTAGTAGTCGCAAGAATTGGTCTTCCATCCCATCCTTTGAGTGAAAGAAGTTCTTTACCGTCTTCGCCAGACGTTAGCTTAGTTTTAATCATCCTGAATTTTTATCCTTATAATAGCCTCTAAAAGTTACAGTTCCCATAGTTCCTACAGTTACAAAATCAACTGCTATTTCATCAAAATAACCAAGAATTATAGCTCCTTCGACTGGCATTATAGCAGGAATATTAGCTGGTACAAGTGCTTCAACTATTACATTCGCCTGAGTATTTCCTGTCTCATCTCCTTTCGCTGTTGCAAGTGCTACATTGCCACTCTGACGGTTAAGATTAACACCTATTATCTCAGTGCCGGCCGCAGTTGTTCCAGTAGGACTATGAATAGTCACCTGTGTTGCTACATTACTGGCCATAACTATTTTATCTATTAAAAGATTCTGAGTAGTTGAATCATTACGAAGCCATAAAATAGTATCTGCTGCATCATAGTTATAATCATGAGTCCACGTGTAGGCAGCTCCGTGCTGCTCAGATTGGTGAGAAACCTCATTTACTACAGTACAATAGGTAGTTAACCTATAGTGCTTATCAACTTCTGCCTTTCTACCAGATCCTCTACCATCTTCCATTAACATTAGATATCTCCTTCATTTATTTCTTCATCTGTTATAATCTGATTATGAACATTCGCTTTTCTAAGTTCTAACAAGATCTCAGTCAAAAGATCTCTCAATGACATCTCATGAACCTCAACTCCATCATCTAGAATCTCTTGGACTCCGTGAACTTCTTTTGGAAACTGCTGTCTACTCATTCTAATCCCATACCTGAAAATTTACGTTGCCAGTATCTGAATATCCAATTATAGACTGATAACCAGCAAGATTAATTCCATCTCGTATAATAAGCCCATTGGCCCTTAGCAGAACATTATATTCAAGATAATCATCTTCTGTTAACGAATCCAGACCTCCATCATTTACAAAGGCCAGTCTAATTCTTACATCAGAATCATTTCTATTACAGATGTTGACCTTGATATTAAAAGACTTTCCACCTGGAGCAGTATAAACTACGGTAGTCACTCCAGCTACCAAGTCAGCAGTTGCTAATCTTCCTGAGGGCACTTTCGTCTCCTTCGTTCAAATTCCGAATAAAGTTATGCAAGCCTAACTTCGATATTACTGATTGTAGCCGTTCCGCCGTCCGCTTGCGTTTGGTCGCCTCCGAAGTCTATATAGCCTACAATAGGATCATCTGTAACAGTATCATCATAGATAATAGCGCCAGGCGAAGGTCCTATCGCTCCACCACTAGCAGTCCATGTAGTGTTGTTCCAGGTGACTTCAGCTCTATCATCAGTGTCGTCTTCTGTTACACTGACTCCAGCCAAAGTGTTTCCACCGGCAGTATAGCCATTAGCAGTTCCAAGCTCACTGCCACTAACGTCAGCATATTCCTCATGAGTATCCTTATTATATGTAAAACCAGTTTCCATAAGAATAATCTTAAACGTATCATTTACGAAGTCAATAGCTTTTGTGGCCAAAAGATACTTAATATGATTCGAAGCTTCTGTAGTCATAATTTACCTCTTAGTTGGTTCAAGATCTCTTGAACAGTTAAGTTATTATATATAGTCTCTAGACAGTCTTTATTAGTACATATCCAGATACTTTTAGAATTGTCTCCTGTCTGATCTTCAGGTCTTGTATTAACGGATCTGAGACTCATTGGAGTACTACATTCAGGACATCTTAGAACTACCTTCATCCACTGTTCCTGAGCCTCTTTTAGTTTTTCACTATGCTCTTTAACAGCTTTAAGTTGCTCAGTTTTCAGTCCCTCAAGATATTTCATCAATGTCTCAAGTGACACACTGGACTTATCGAGCTGCTGCAGCAAGTTTAATAGATCTTGCTTCTTCCCAAAACTAAATGGCTGTAATAAATTTTCTATATCTTTCATTAGCATATCCATTCCCTATAACTATTCTTTTGCTCACAGTAACAATAGCCTCCATCCACAAGCTCACAGCCAGAAGTTCCACAGCACCAATCACCGCACTGTATCATTGGAGATCCTTCAAAATCAATTTGAGGGCAGAAGTTTGCTATATCTAAACACTCAGTGCATCCTATACAATCATCTTCTCCAATTATCTCTTGATTACAGTAATCTGCACAAACTAGATTAAAACAACTGCCTCCTACGGAAGAATGCAAGATGTCTGTTTGAGCATATTTTCCTTCTGTTTTAGTCATAGTAAGTACCTGATTATGGTCACTATAACCACTAGGAGCCTTTCCAGTCATACCATCAGCACATCCCAGTGTTGGAGGCCAGCTCCACATTCCAGTAGTACATCTTACATAGCCATCGGTAGAATGGCCACAACTATCTGTTACTGTTATTGAAGCAGTTCCACACGCTGTATTATCTGCAAATACTAGATTCTGATAATCTATTGTTGTCTCAGCATTAAGGGTAAAGCCTGTTCCAGTAATCTCCCATGTATAAGGAGCTCCAGAGGGATCTTCATTACAGTCAAAGGCAACAAGAGCGCTATCGTCTCTGACAACTGTCTCAGCGCTTACAGCATAATCCCAGACCATTGCAAGACCTGGAGGACATATCACACCTGTATATCCACCAAGATAAGCTCCGCCAAGATATTCTCCTTCTGCATCATCATCAAGAAGTGTCCATTTTCCTAATACATATCCCCACTCACCTGCAAGATATTCTCCAGGAACACTTGCCCAGTAACCACAAGGGGTGTGGGTAGGAGTTATAACAGCACCTGGATGATCTATATCCCATACTGGAGTTACGTAACTGCTTATCAGATTGCCTTCATTATAAAAAGGCTGATCCTTTTGCTTAGCAAAGTTCCAAGGACCTAGGCCCTTATTATCTTCTTTCCATCCCACTAAGTCCAGTCTCCATGTTGGGTAAGAGTAAGATCAATAGAACTGGCCACAATATTTAAACTCGTTCCAGGCCCGTCAACATCAGGAGAGCCTATCATAACCTGTCCGTTGAAGTCACAGGCTGCCATATTAGTAGGCAGATCAGTTGTCTCTGAATATGTTTTAGATCCTGCATCTCTTATAACTGCAACTTTTGCATTAGACAAATACACATAGCTGTAAAAATCAACAGCTGTCCAAGAACTTCCAGCAGTTACAGAGATCTTTTCTACCAAGGCACTTCCATTCCATTCATAGATCTTAGTCTGACTACATACAATAATGATGTTTGTAAAGACGAAAAGTTGCGGAAAGGGAAAGACATCAGTTACATCTGCGGCTATTCTAGTCAACTCATCCATCACCTGAAGAACGCCATCTCTTCCTACAGCTCCCTGACATTCATAGAAAAGCCCACTATTACGAGGATTTCTTTTAGATCTTCTAAGGCCCTTAGAAAGCTGATTAGCATCTATAACATGTGAGAATCTTCCACCTCTAGATATATCCATTAGATCTCTCCATTAAAATTACGATTAGGACTAGAAGATACTTTTTCAAGATCTAGATTACTTATATGAGAGATTCTTTTCTTAATCTCTGGAACTGCTTCTTTCAAGATATCCTTATATTCAGCTGTAGGATCTCTGCCCTCAACCATCTCGATTACAGAAACAACTATATCTTTCTTATCCTTAAACTCTGGATGATCTTTATAAAAAACACTGTTTAACTTAGCCATAGCTGCATGATTAGCCATTAGATTACCAAAAACCTCAGGCAGCATCAGTAGAGCTTTTTCAACTGCTTTATCTATAATTTCTTGTTTTTCTTCACTTGTCATCATAATTAACCTATTATCTGATTTATTTCTGATACTGATTCATCAACAACATCTTTGTCCAGACCTTCAAGATCAGCATAAATAGCTTTCTTCCATTCGCCAGCATCTCTGTGATCTCTCTGAAATATTGCCAGTTGCATCATAGTAGCCTTAACCAATGTCTCAGGCCAATTAAGAGTCCAATAGCTCTCACTAGCGTCAACTGTCAAAGCACTTGAGTAAAACAGACCTTTGATCTCAGCAACTATAGCCTCATCAGGAGTTCCCATTATAAGAATCCCACGAAGACTATCACTGTTATCTTCTGTATAATTAAAAAAGGTTCCAAGACTAGTTCTGTCAGTATCATCAGTAGACCTGAGTTTAGCAGGACAATAATAAAGAGGAGTTCCTCGATCTGTTGTACTAACCAAACCTGAGAATTCTTGATAAAGCCATGCCATAGGCTTCTTTTCTAACTGTGACCGACCTTCAGTATTATTTATCCAGACTTCATTAATAGACCTACATCGAGCAAAAGTCGTATACCATTCTCCAGCTGCAAGACCCGCAAAGATAGAACTCTCAGACTTTGGAGTATCTCTAAGCCGATCTAAGAAATTCTGACCTGCCTGAATATAAAAGTCAGCGCCATTATCTGCCCAGTCAACTCGATCAACAACTAGATCATAACGGCCAGATATCTTTACAAACTGTTCACGAAGTTCTAAGAGCATCATTACTAAAATCCTCCACGCTTTTTAATAAAAGTTCCTCCACCAGAACCTGCACCTCTATCAACACGTGAGGATTTCCTCCTAGCTGATTTTCTAGTAACATTAGCTACAGCAGTAGCACTTCTGTGTTTCTTCAGCATATGCTTATGAGCCTTAAACTGCTTATTAACATCTCCATTTCTGATCATATTATTCACCTTTGTTTGGAATTTGAATGAAGGGAGCCGATTAGACTCCCCTCATTCTCATACCAACAACGATTATGGGGTTCCGTTGTCTGAACCAAAGCCGCTCAAGAAGCCAGTTTTGGCATAGTGATGAAACTCAAGACCTGCCTCAGTCAGATACTCTTCGTCAGTACCGTCAATACGATTCCTGCCAGTATTCTGTTTATCAGGATCGGCAAAGAAAGTTGTATCATCGATAAAACGATATCTGAGATCAGCCGGATCAAAGACAACCATACAGTTACGGTTGGTTACTTCATAACTGAAAAGCGGATGAATCTTAATATGAAGTGTACCAAAAGGAGTAACCCATGATTTGACCTGAATTCCATAATCAGTAGTCTTGCTATTAAACTCATAATTACCATACTCCTTAATGAGTTTGTTGATGGCAAGAATAACTCCGGTGCCTGCAAAGGCCATTCTGTCCTGGGCGCCATAGCGGAAGATCGTCTCAAGCTGAATATCCAACCACTCTTCGCCACCTGAAAGCCATGAAGTATCAGCGAAGTCTGAATCACTGGTAAAATCAGATACATTACCTGAGTTGTCAATAACGGTTCTTACAAGTCCCGCAGTTGTACGTTCAGGTTTACCGTTGTCTCCAACAGTCTCAGTTTTGATCCCCCACAGATATGCCTTCTCCATCTCAACCGAATGAAGTTCAAGCGCCTCACGTTTGGCCTCACGATACTGATCACCAGTCCGCAGACGAGTTTTACGAGCAGTACGAGTGATGCTCAGAGGAGTTCTGAAAATCTGAGTATAATTGGAATGCTTAGACGGATCATAGGCGATTGCCTGAGGCATTGCTCCGCCCTCAGGATTGATATTACCTATGATAAGAATCCTATCACAGTCGGCAATTCCAGTAGTTGTCGGATCACCCTCCAGAAGCTTAACAGTAATGTAACTAGCATCTCCGTTGAGGACAACTCCGGTAACCTTGGCATTGGTATCATCTGCAAAATTATTAGTATTTCGCAGAAGAGCCTGATGGCCAGTTCTGAACTCTTTACAGGCTGCCTCAGTACCAATCTTGCAGAAAAGGGTATCTCCAGTAGCTCCGCCAGTTGTGTACTCAGTACTGAGAATATCAGTATAAACACTAGTAACAGTAGCAGCCTGGGTTGCCAGACTCTTTGTCCACCAGTTGAACTCAGGATCGTCAGTTGACTCTTCCTTCATCATAGAAAGTATTGCAGTCAATGGAGCATCTCCGTTAGGATAAAGCTGCAGGATTTTCTGTCTCCAGTTTTTAGGCCTCTGGTCAGTTGCCCAGTCACCATTTCCTCTCATTCCTAAAAAGGCCATAATATTTCTCCTTTGTTTAAGGGAGACCATTGAGGCCTCCCATTAAGTTAATAATTAAGCTGCTACTGTAACTACAGTATCGGGTGAAAGCGGCGTAAAAGACATACTCCACTTAATAACTCCGTCTTGCGCAGCTGAACCAAGACACTGAACGACTCCAGGCGCAAGGATAAACTCTGTCTCCTCAACTGTTACTGGATCAAGAAGAACAAACCCCAGACCTGTGCTTGGAGTAAAAACACTGGTAGCGCCAAGATTATGATATACAGTTCCAACAGCATCAGCATCTACTGCTACCGCACCCGCATTCAACTCAACAGTAGCAGCTGGATCAGTTGTTATATGCTGTAGTCTGAGATTAGCTGCTCCACCTATCAAAGTAGTTACATGTCCAACGATCTTACAGCGGACAAGCCCACCAGTAATAGTAAACAGGGGATCTAGTCCATTAAGAACTGCTCCATCTGTTTTCTCAATACACTTTGGCAGAGCCACAATCGCAGCAGGAATTGTAGTTCCAGTATCAGTGATAATTGTATCAAGATCCGTATGAGCAAGATCTAATGACGCTTTCACACTATCATCATCTGCTGCTCCACCATCGCCAGAAAAACCCCCAAGTTTATCTGAAAGCATCTCCTGTGAATCAGTCTGACAGTCGTATGTAGCTATAGTAGCAGGATCACCCTTACAGAGCATCTTTGCAATAACTGAGTCATCAGCACAGTTCACAGGGTATGCCTGATCTGCACTATCAAGCTTCATAAGATGGTCAAGATCTTCACCCTCGAGAGCATCTTCGCACTCATCTTGAACTTCGCCCTTCATGCCTGTTGACATACCGCCTAAATCAGTCAGACTTGCTCCAGCAGTTCCTATATCATCTGTCTGAGCCTCAATAAGATCAAGTGCAGCCTTAACACTATCATCTAAATTAGCCCCGCCGTCGCCAGAGTAACCTCCAAGTTTATCAGAGATCATTTCCTGTGAGTCTGTTACACAGCTATACGAATTCGGAGTAGCAGGATCGCCTTTACAAAGCATCTTGGCCAAAGCTGAATCAGCCGCACAGTTTACCGGATAAGGCTGATCTGCACTGTCCAATTTCATAAGATGATCAAGATCTTCTCCTTCAAGAGCATCCTCACACTCATCCTGTACTTCACCCTTCATTCCAGTTGACATTCCACCAAGGTCTGTCAGACCAGCACCAAGAGCTCCTATGACTGCAGTATCAACAAGGATATTATCTACAATACCGTCAACAGTATCAATCTTACCTTCAAGACCTCCGGCATGAGCAGTTCCAATTGGATCTCCACCTCCGCCATCAGCATTGTAGCCAAGACATCCAGCTCCCCAGTTAATATCTGAAAGATCTGAAACATAAGTAGTTCCAGAAGCTATACGACAGTGAACATTTCTGGCCATTCCGTCACAGTTAGAATCCAGTACCATTGCAGGTGTAGGACTCGAACTAAGGTTGTCCAGATACATATTACTAAGACGAACATTAAGAAGTTCATCAGTTACATTCTCAACATTACCAGTAGCAAAATCTCCACGAATGTCGATGTTGTTAAGGGTAAGATTGTCAACTCCATCTAACTGGAGGTTTGACTGTTTCTGAGTTCCAGTTGAGGACTCAAAATATTTCCAGCCGTTTATGGTAAGACCTGTAGCAGCTGATCCAGCAACCACACAATCAGTTACAGCCTTAGCAGCAGCATCATAGTACTCACCATTGATGATTGTAAAATTGGCCTTATTAATATCAATAGGACCAGTTAATGCATCTATATCTGACTCAAATCTTGGATTGATCAGAGTAATATTATCAGCATCTACATCCATATCAGCGTCAACGTCAGTGCCAAATGTGATCTTTGCCTGATCATCACCATTGCCTAAGAAGACAATCGTAATACCTTCAACATCCAGATCAAGACCTCCAGCAGCAACGATTGCCTCAGTATGACCTGCATGCGCCCAGATAACATCTCCATCATTGACAGTACATTGGCCTACAGCAAAGTCAAGAGTGGCAAAAGGTTTTTCTTTCCTTTTACCGTACTTGGCATGATCAGTAGCACTTGCATGACCAGAGTCTACATGAAAATGCTGGCCGGCAAATCTACTGATAATATTTCTGGCAGTAATCTGACCTTCAAAGGTCCAGTCATTCGCTCCATCAGGGCCTGTCAAAGCAACCCCTGCCTTTCCTAAAATTCCTTTCCAACTCATTATAACCTCCTACTATTAAGTTTCAATACTCGGCCTTGTGCCGACTAGGGGGTAAGTATTAAGCTACACCGTCAAGACGGGTTAGCCACGCAGTTCCAGTAGAAAACAGAATAACATGATCTGCATCTGTATCTAGATCTCCATCATCTCCACCGCCAGTATATTCGCTTCCAGTCTCCTTCTCATAGAGCGAAATGTCTCCACCAGTATTTCCAGTTGGTGCGACGATGTAGTAATGCTGACCAACAGCTTCTCCAACCGGTGGAAGTGTTACAATAGCTACATCATCACTGGCAGAAGATACAAAAGACATAACATTATCAGAAGCTTTCATCTGATAAGTAGGACTTTCAGTTGTCAACAGTACATGTATTGGAAGACTCTCTAAATCTCTCCGAGTGTCTTTGTCAGAATTTGCAACCCTATTCATAATAGTTCCTCCTTAGTAAAGTTCATCAAGTTCTTGTTGTAATTTAGTTCCTTTTTGTCCTTTTCCCTTTCTATTACCGCCTTTAGCATCAGCAAAAGCCGCACTGCTGGTATCTGAAGATGCCTTATCTTCCTCAGACTTCTCAGGCTTCTTAAAGCCAAGAGTTTTCCGAGTACTTTCAGCAGCTTTATTTAAAACATCTGTCCAGAGCATCTTTGGATTCTCTCCAATAATCTGACTTGCACAGGCTTTTACTACAGCCCGTACATTAGACAAATCTGAGTTTTCCTTATAAAATTCATCTATCATGTCCTTGAAAGATGCTACATGAGTAACCTGATCTCTTACCATCTGGGGTATGTTCAGGTTTGTCTGATCTGTAGTTAGACTCTTTCCTAATTCAACACCCTTCTGCAGAACCTTATTCAGAATGGTATTCAGAACCTTAGGATCAGATGCTACATCATCCATATCAAGATCACCGATAAAGTCAGAATCAGCAACCTCAGACTTCTTATCAGCTTTTTCTTCCTTATCTCCAGCAGGCTTTTCTTCTTCCTTAACAACTGCTACTGGCTGGCCAACCATACCACTAAGACGATTTATCTCTTTAAGTAGTATATCTACCTGCGAAGACTCATCTACATCCTCAGAAGCTTCTGCTCCTTTTTCATCCTTGTCCTCCGTCTTTTCTGAGATCTTTTTTGAAGGATCTTCTTCATCTGACGTCTTTTCTCCAGTTTTATCTTCTTCACCCTTTTTCTCTTTTCCATCAGATATATCCTCCTCTTCAGATTTTTTAGATTCTCCAGCTTCCTTAGATTTCTCATCTTCAGTCTTAGAGTCATCTGTCTTAGCAGTCTCACCAACTTTATCATCAGACTCTTTCTCATCGGCAGTATGCTCAGGCATAACTTCTTCCTGCTCATGCTTAAAATCTAAATCATCTATCGCAGCTAAAAGTTCTTTTTTCTCTTCATCAGACATCGTTTTCTCTCCTTTATTCGGAATTTGAACGTAGTTGGTTTAAGGTGCTTCTTCTCCTGTCTTTTTAGTCTTTTCAGTCTTACTGTCTATATTTGTTAGAATCGTATGTGGAAGATCTTCAAAATTTCTTATAGCTTCCGCACAACCACCAAGACGATCTAACATTCTTGAGGGCAAAGACCCATCAAGATTCTCCAGCATCTCATGAACCTCACCCAGCCAGATAGATAGTTCTGTTCTTATATCTTTCCAGACTGAGGAATGTCTCACAAAATCTTCAATTGCTTTTGCTGTAGATATTGGAGTATAATCCTTTTTATCTACTTCTTTTTTAAGTTCATCTATTTCTCTCATCGTTACCTTCCTCCTCCTTTTAGTACTTGATCAATAGGAACTACATTACCAGCAGCTACTTGAGATGCAGCTTCCTCATCAGAAACTCTTTTTATCCTTACAAACTCGTCAGCATTCTTGGCTCCATTATTTCTTGCTATATGCTTAAAGATCCTAACGATGTCAAACTTCTGCTGGAGCTCCGGTTGTGTAGCCAGAAGATTAAACATAGACATCCAGACACCAGAAAAATTACTTCCAGGAACTGAGCCATCTCTGACTTTGACATCGTAGCTTACAAGAAGATCAAATGGACTGACCTTCATACGGCCAAGATCACCCATCTTACCATTCCACTCATAACGGTTCTGCTCACCCTGGAACTCCATCATCAAGGTTTCTTCCCAGCGCCCTGTCGTGGTCATATAGAGTTCTTTAGACATAAACTGCTGAGTATGATAAGCAAACATATAACCTATATCCTGCATAGCCTGAACACCAATGATTCTGGCCACACGTTCAAGACGAGTATAGGCACCTTTCTGAGTACCTTCAAATTCTTTTCCTGTCAGCCGCTCAGGACCTCCCTGTCGCAGACTACCCATAGTCCATGAGTCAGTTGCAGCAACTTTGTCCATAGCTTCTCTGATCAGCGCAGTATCTCTAACATGAGTACCAGTAACATCTGTAACTTCTAACTGCATTATAGAATCTTTAACACCACGACCCCAAGCAGGCCTGCGTGTTCTGATAATACCACCAGCTCTAGGAGTCTCCAAGTCAGGCACATTAATAAGATAAGGATCAACAATAAGAGTATCATTGATAACCTTTCGTACATTAGCCACATGAGCATTAAACATCCAGTCAAGAGTATGTTGTAGACCATAGAGAGTCTCAAGCCGAGATATGGGAGTAGAACTATACCCATCAAAGTCTGGCGCAGTTACAGCAACCGGAAACATATCGTGACCAAGACCTATTGGCCTGGCCTCAATAATTACCTGATCTGATACAATCGAGAACATCCATTTTTCAGGATACTCATAAGACCCAAGCTTCCAGTCTTTCGGAATTAACTTAACATACTTATGAATTATATCATGAGGAACTGAGATGCCACCCTCAAAATCAACAGTGATATGTTCCTTTTTCTTCCATCTGGCAGACTGATCAGACGGATAGATAGAAGTTCTTTTTCCTGTTACATGCTTAGCATACTTGACATTAAAGAGATGATCTGAGACCTGTTCTTCTGAAAGCAGATCATTATAGCCCATACGATCTATCCAGCCAAAGAAATCACCTTTCTGACAATCTGCAATAGATACATTAGGATCTGGAAGACATAGATAAGGATCTATATTTGTAAGAGCATTTCCCTCAGCTATAAGTTCCCTTCGCATTATCCGCTCAATCTTATCTGGTCCAAACCACCTTGGCGTAACCTGTCTAGTAAAAGTTCTTCCGTACTGCTTCTTCCACGTAGGCCCAACAACTCCAAAACCATAAGAAAGACAATCTCTAAACATTGTATGAAGATTCAAGATTACCTTAAATCTTGCGCAATGAGTTTCAATTACCTTCTCAAGCATTATCGCACCGATAGTGTCTTCAGGCGAGACTCCTTCATAACGAAATATAGGATCCTGAAAAAATGCAGACAGAAGGTAGCTTAAGATTGTCTCCAAGATCGCGTATGAATAAGGATAGATGATAGATACTGGCTTTCGATGATCTTTGTCTTTGATATCTTCTTCAGCATCATCTGTCTCAATGAAGGTAGTCAGAGACTCATCTATCTTATTCCAGGAGTCAAACCTACCAGACATTACGTGGGCAGAGTCAGTAGCATAACGCAAGAGCTTGTCTCTAAGAGCATCATGAAAGGGATGTCCAGGTCTGAGATCAAGACCATCAGGATAATCATAGTTGAAGTTTATGTTCCTCAAAGACTCATTATTTCTACTCTTTCTAGGGTCAATTATATTAGGCATAGAGATTCCTTATATTTACAGTCAAAGGGGGAAATCTTACAAAACTCTGATCTTAACAAGGACACAAACCGATCCACTGCGACTGATGATCTGAACGCCAAAGCCGAACAACTGACCGAACATAACGCTCCGCAACGCCGTGCTGCGCTGGCGCCGCTCCGCCAACACTGTCGTGGTAGTGGTCGACCAGCCGAGACCCTTACGATTTTAACTACGTTCGTTTTCCGAATGAAGATCATTTATTTTCCTTTGGCCATATCTTAGATATTTGCTGAGGCCCAAAATAGATACCGGCTATCATAGCTATAAGCCAAGTCAAAGTTCCAGCAAAATCAAGTAAGACTTTTGAAAATTCTGGGTCATATTTATACACTGTCGCACCCATAAGAATAAAGAAGAAGTAAACCTTAAAAGACTCTTTGGCCAACCAGCGTCTTGCCTCAGACTGCTGAGTGTTTTCATTAGCAATAGTTTTCCAAAATCCGAGTAATGTCTCAGTTGCTTTTTGCTGAGCATCTGATTTTTCTTCTTCTGTGTGCCATATCTTGTCCAGACCTGCTATGATACCATCTGCAACTTTAGCTCCAACATCAACAGCTTTATCAATAGTCTTAGGGGCCATAAACAGTGCTTTTATTCCTGTTATAATACTCATTTTATCTGTTCCTTTTTCATCATGTCTACTCTTAGCTCAGAATATCTATACATTAGATCTGCTATTGCTTGAGCAGCTTCTAAGGGATTCTGTAATATCCGATCAGGGATTGTTTCTGCCCTCTTCGCCAAATCCCTAGCCTGTTCCATCAGATCTTTCATTTGACCTTCGTTCTATTAGAGTATCTAACTTCCCATCTACTGACTTAAGCCACTCACCTTGATTCTCAAACTTAGTATCAATATGATCTTTAACCGCTTTAAATGTTTCCTTATTGAGTTTTTCTTTTTTGAGTTCACCCACATCACTTTCTACTCTAATCAGTCTCGGTTTTATACCTGCCAGTGCCTTAGCAGTAGCTATCAATGATCCTATTGCTAAAGATACTGTAGTAAAAATTCCAGCTTTATAGAAGTATTCCTCAGACATTATTCAAACTCCAGCAAACTGTATCCTACATATTGAGCACCAGATATATTATATCTTGTTGCCCGTATAGTCGTTGAATTAACTAACTCCAATTTTGGCTGCTGTCTATATCCCACAGCAGAGTTCTGAGCAGTATTAAACCCAGTAAAAAGAAGAATCGACTTCGACACATCTACTGCTGCGATAGTTGCATCTGCAGAAGCTGTATTAGTTGGTATGTTTATAGATCCATTATGAACACTTTTAACACCAGAAGAAAATTCAGCGACACAGAACCGAACATTTAAAACATCGTCCGCAAAACCCTCGGCTTTATGAGCCCTAATTGTGGTAGTGTCTATAAACTTCAATAAAGCAACACACCTACTTACCTCAGAACTATTACCATTACTGCCGAGCCAGATAAGTATAGAATTAGCTAAAACAACCGCTGTTATAGTTACATCACTAGTTAATCCAGTACCGTCAATATCTATCTCTCCATATTGTATATTATTAATCTCTGCGCCCACGGCTGCCCCCTCTATTCCAAATATTTTTGATATATTTGCTACAAGTATCCCATTTACCTTAGCCGGATTTGTAACTCCATTAATTTTCCCTGTCCATGTCATTATGGCGTCTCCACATAAGTCTTATCTACATTAAAGTTAAGAATAACAGCAGTCTCCATATATCCACAGATACGAACAATATCTAATGTAGTATACCCAGAAACATCATTGGTCAACTCTCCGCCAGTTGTAGATAGATACATCTCATCTCCAGGATTTGTAACAGTCCACTCAGTTGTAGAATCATCTCGAATAAAACTCAGCGGACTGGGCAGCAGTGCAATACCCGATGCATCTGCATTGATTGCAGCCGTAGCCATAACAATCTTACCCTTGGCTGTGGCCTCAGCATCTGCATCTGTTTTCCAATACTTACCATCGCTCTTCAAATAGGCCGTTTCAAATATTGCCAGATTTTCACCAGCAGTTATCGTCTGGACTGGTCCTGTCCAGGAATGATCGCTACCAAGAGCAACAGTCACAGACTTCGCTAGCGCAACTGCAATAACCTCAGAATCTAAAACGTGCTGATCGTCTGCAAGAAGACCTGAGAGACCTGTTACGCTAATCTCATCACCTCCAGTATTTTGATGAGAGGTCTTATGAGCCTGAGGAGCATTACTTCCGGTCACGTCTGCACCAGCTGCTACACCAATATCTGAAAGAATCTCTGAGGTCTCACGACCCTCAAGTCCACTGGCAGTAAACTTTGCATAATCACCACTGACTGGCGCATCGTGGTCTATAGTCACAATATGATTATCTGCTATTCCATGCTGAACCTGGTGAGCGTGATCAGATCTTGCAAATGAATGTGAACTCCCGGCTCCGGCTGCTTGAACTCCTGCAAGCTCAGCTGGCGCAGCCGTATCAAGAGGATCACTTCCGTCTTCAGGATCATGATCGTCTTTATGAGCACTGGCTCCGCTTTGAGTAGTTTCTTCCCAGACCGCAGCTCCGTCTGTATTATCCAGACATACATATTCCTTATCTGCTGTAATATCAGCCCATCTGGAGAGAACCGAATATCCCTCATCTACATCGTTATTGACTGTAGGAGCTGTCGTGGCATCAAGTTTGACTTTGGTATTCTGCACATTGCTCAAGGTCGTCTTAGCAATCTTCTCATTATCAACTTCTGCCACCGCTGCCTGAGTATTTGTGGCAACTATATTACCAGTCGGAGTAAACGCAATATCTTCTGCATCAACCGCAGTAATAGCGACCCATGCAGATGCGTCCCAGATAAACCATTGAGCCTCACCGGCAGACATAACTATGCCCTGAACAGTAATCGTATGAGCTCCATTAGCATCATCTGTGACAACTATAAATCTTTTAATAACAGCTGTATCTGAAGGATCCTGCATTGTCTGGGCATTTCCAGCTCCGGTCAAGGTAATAATAACTCCGCCATAAGCATCTATATTAGCCTGCGAAGTAGCAGCATCTCCAGCTGGATCAGTGGCCGTAGTGGCATCGTGATCCTTTGGCATATACTGAGTATCATTATATGCTCTCTCAGCAGCTTGATCAAATATCGGGGGACTTATAGGACTGTCTTCCATAGCTGACTCCTAGCGATCTCCATAAAAAGGCGTAAGCATAAGAACTGCATTCTCGCCATTGGTTTCGTTAATATAATTGAAAGATCTAATATTAGCAGGATTTCTGATATAGTAAGTCTGGCCACTAATCAACGTATGGCCAAGACCTCCCTGAACTGGCGTAGATCCATGACAGAACTTCAGATCATAAGTCTCTACAGAAATAAGAAGCCCTGAAATAAGACTCCATTCTGCTTTGCATCTGTTGCAGCTTCTGTGATCGTATCTCCTGCTGTTCCGGTTACTTCTAATGTATTCATCTTATATCCTCACTTTGTTCAAAAACCGAATCAAGGTTAAATATAATAGCCTTCTTTACATGGATACTTTTCTTTATTCCAGATTCTACTAATTATATGTTGAGAAACTCCAAACATCTTTGCTACGTAAGATTGAGGTATTCTATAACTTTGAAGACCTGGTTTCTGAATCTTTAGTTTTCGTATCATCTGTATATACCTAGCAGATAATAAATTACAATTATTAGAGTGAACTTTTGGATTCTTATTAGTTCTATCCCTTTGAACCATATCTTTCATATTATCAAACTGTGTCCCGCAATAAAGATGCATAGGATTTACACAACTTGGATTGTCGCACATGTGCAGAATATACATTCCTTCTGGCACATTTAAATCATAGTGCATCTCCCAGACAAGTCTATGAGCTCTTATATTAGTTCTAGTCCCGTCTGGTTTAGATATAGTAAAGATTCCGTAACCATCTTTATCTTTATACCCTAAATAATTCCAACATCCTCCAGGATCTTCTCTATTTACTTTTAACCAAAATATGTCTAAAACTTTCTCATGCATATTAAATGAGACTCCTTCCACGTTTTAAAGGTTTCTCAAACTGAAGCTCTGCAAATTCGTCCTGGTCTGGATCTTCCCAGACTGGATCAAAGTAAATACTTAAATCATCCATCAATTTGACGATATAGGCACAACTATCCATTATATCCCAGAGCTTTGATCGAGGAAAGCCCATAAGCTGAGACTCAAGTCTATCACATTTTCCCTTTACATGATAAATATAGTGATTACGATAATAAGGTGCTAAGCAAGCAATACGTTCTTCTTTCTTTGCCACAGCTTTAAGTTCAACATATTGAGCAAAAACGTTCTGAACTCTCATCTCATTTTCAAAAGGTTGTGAGATAAATTGATGTAGAGATGTTACCTCAACTGCCAGTACGAAGGCCTTAAGACGAAATACCATTTGGAACGCTTCTTTATAAATCTGGTCAGGATAGAACTTACCTGCCACAATGTCTCGGATGAAAATCTTCTTAGATGTTCTGTCCACTCCAATCCCTACTATTGCAGTATCAGCGTTTTGAATCTGAACTTCCTTAGCTGGATCAACTATAACCACATTTATCAGATTGTCAATATCTACAGTCTCAGTTTTAGTTAGACTTTCTGGATCTGGATAGCATGTAAGTTGCTTAACACCCTCAGTAAAATAGCGAAAATTCTCAGGCTTAAAATTTGCAGTCTCACTGGCAACTGGAATGTTTCTCATCTCACGATAGAAGATGTCCAGTGTACCATTCTTTCTGTGCTCCTCAACTTCGG